AATGGAAAAATGGTGTTAAAGATACTGAAGTTGTTTTTATGCCAAACGATCAAGGTAGATTTTTAGTATCGTGGGTACCAGATTTATCTATACAAAATAATGTCATACTAAAAAACGGTATGAAAAAACCTGGTAACGAGCACATTGGTGCTTTTGGTTGTGATAGTTACGATATATCAGGCACAACTGACGGTAGAGGATCAAAAGGCGCTTTGCATGGGCTAACAAGGTTTAGCATGGAAAACGCACCTCCTAACTCATTTTTTTTAGAATATATAGCTAGACCTCAAACTTCTGAAATATTTTTTGAAGATGTACTTATGGCTTGTATATTTTATGGTATGCCTATACTAGCAGAGAACAACAAACCTAGACTTTTGTATTATTTTAAAAGAAGAGGTTACAGGGGTTTTAGCATGAATAGACCTGATAAAACTTGGAACAAACTATCGGTTGCAGAGAAAGAAATTGGTGGCATACCTAATACAAGTGAAGATATTAAGCAGGCTCACGCAGCCGCTATAGAAATGTATATAGAAAACCACGTAGGCCATATTAAAGAAGGTTCTTACGGTAATATATATTTCAACAAAACATTAAACGATTGGGCTAGATTTGATATAAACAAAAGAACAAAGTTTGATGCTGCAATTAGCTCGGGATTAGCTATAATGGCATGTAACAAACATATGTACAGTCCAAAGAGTAGTTATAATAAAGATAAAGTAAATTTAAGTATCGCGAGATACCAGAACAAAGGAACAAGATCAAAACTAATAAATAATTATGGCTGAGTCAGTTGTAAAAAGTTATTTTCCTAGTCAAATAGCTAGCGATTTAGAAAAAGTAACCGAAGAGTACGGTTTAAAAGTTGCTAAAGCTATAGAGCATGAGTGGTTTAAAAGAGACTCCGGTACTAATAGGTTTTATAACAATCAAAATACATTTCACAGAAGAAGATTGTACGCGCGAGGCGAACAGTCTATACAAAAGTATAAAGATGAGTTATCTATAAATGGTGATTTATCTTATCTAGATCTAGACTGGAAACCAGTTCCAATTATATCTAAGTTTGTAGATATAGTTGTTAATGGTATTTCAGAAAGAACTTTTGATATAAAAGCTTTCTCACAAGATCCCTATGGTGTTCAAAAAAGAACAGAATATATGGAATCTTTAATTAGAGACATGCAAACAAAAGAATTAAATAACTTTGCTCAAGAAGCTTTTGGTATAAGTTTGTTTGAAACAGATCAAAACAGTTTACCAGAAAACAAAGAAGAGTTAGAGCTTCACATGCAGTTAGACTATAAAGAAGCTATAGAGATAGCTCAGGAGCAAGCTATAAATACAATACTAGAAGGAAACAGATATGAGTTGCTTAGAAAAAGATTAAACTACGATTTAACTGTTTTGGGTATTGGTTGCGCTAAAACCTCATTTAATAAATCAGAAGGTATAAAAGTAGAGTATGTAGATCCTGCTGATATTATATTTTCTTATACAGAATCACCTTACTTTGAAGATATATATTATGTAGGTGAAATAAAGACCGTACCTATTAATGAACTTAAGAAACAGTTCCCAGAATTAACAAACGAAGACTTAGAAGAAATAACTAAGCAAGGCGTACAGAATACAGACTTTTATCATAGAACTATAAACGAAACAAACAACATAGATAAAAACTCTGTGCAGCTACTGTATTTTAATTACAAAACTTATGCTAACGAAGTTTACAAAGTGAAACAGACAGCAACAGGCGCTTCTAAAATATTAATAAAAGACGACACTTTTAATCCGCCTGCAGAAGTTTTAGATAATAACTTTGAAAAAATATCAAGATCTATAGAGGTTCTTTATGAAGGTGTTTTAGTTTTAGGTACAAATAAAATGCTAAAATGGGAGTTAGCTAAAAATATGATGAGACCTAAAAGCGATCACACTAAGGTTAAAATGAACTACAGTATAGTTGCGCCTAGAATGTATAAAGGTCGTATAGAAAGTTTAGTTAGTAGAATTATAGGTTTTGCTGATATGATTCAGATAACTCATTTAAAACTACAGCAAGTTTTATCTCGCATGGTGCCTGATGGTATATATTTAGATGCTGATGGTTTAGCTGAAATAGATTTAGGTAATGGAACTAACTATAACCCACAAGAGGCGTTAAATATGTTCTTTCAAACTGGTTCTGTTATAGGTAGATCGTTTACGTCTGAAGGTGATATGAATCCAGGTAAAATACCTGTTCAAGAAATACAGTCAGGTTCTGGTAACAATAAAATATCATCTTTAATAACTACGTACAACTATTACATGCAGATGATACGTGATGTGACGGGATTAAATGAAGCTAGAGATGGTAGTATGCCTGACAAAAATGCTTTAGTTGGTGTACAAAAACTAGCAGCCGCTAACAGTAACACCGCTACAAGGCATATACTGCAAAGTGGTTTATTCTTAACGGCTGAAATAGCAGAAGCATTATCACTAAGAGTATCTGATGTTTTAGAGTATAGCCCAACAAGAGAAGCTTTCATACAAGCTATAGGAGTTCACAACGTTGCTACGTTAGATGATATATCTGAAATGCACTTGCATGATTTTGGTATATTTATAGATTTAGCTCCAGATGATGAGCAGCAAGCTATACTAGAAAACAACATTCAAATGGCGCTTAGTCAAGGCACTATAGATTTAGAAGATGCTATTGATGTTAGAGAAATTAAAAACGTTAAGCTTGCTAATCAATTGCTTAAAATAAAAAGAAAAAAGAAGCAAGAAAGAGATATGCAGATACAGCAAGCTAACATGCAAGCTCAAGCTGATGCAAACGTGCAAGCTCAACAAGCTGCCGCACAACTAGAAGTTCAAAAACAACAGGCTTTAGTTGGTGCTCAAGTTCAGCTAGAACAAGCTAAATCAAATTTTGAATCACAAAGGCTTTCTGAAGAAGCTAAATTAAAGAAAGATTTGATGGCTTATGAGTTCCAAATTAATATGGCTTTGAAAAGCAAAGAAGCTGAAGTTCACAAAGTAAAAGAGTCTTATAAAGAAAACAGAAAAGACGATAGAACTAAAATACAAGCTTCACAACAAAGCCAACTTATAGAGCAAAGACAAAAAAACACCGGGCCAAAAAACTTTGAATCATCTGGTAACGATATACTAAGTGGTGATTTTGATTTAGGTTCGTTTGAACCCAGGTGATAATAGTAAATGTATAATTATATAATATTTTATCATGGAAAACCAAGAAAATGAGTCTGTAATTGAAGAGGTTGTAGACAAAACTACTGAGCAGACTTTAGAAAACGAAGTAGAAAAACCTCAAGAAGAAGTTGAAACTAAAGATCAAGAAAGTATATCTAGCGTAGACGAAGATGGTACTATTAAGATTGATCTAAGGAAATTAAACCAAGATCAACCTGAGAAGCCAGAAGTTGAAAGTGAACAAACTGAACCAGAGCAAGCTGAAGCTGAGGAAGCTGATGTGGTTGAAGACCAGGTTTTAGAAGAAGTCACTGAAGAAGAAGTTCAGGAACAAGTTGAAGAGCTTCAAGAGGAGGTAGAAGAGGTTATAGCCGAAGCGCAAGAAACAGGCGAACCTTTACCTGAAAACATACAAAAGGTAGTTGATTTCATGAATGAAACAGGTGGTAGCTTAGAAGATTACGTAAAGCTAAACACTGATTATTCTAGTTTAAATGACAAGCAATTACTTAGAGAGTATTATGAAAATACTAAACCACACTTAGATAAAGAGGATATAGATATATTAATGGAAGACTTTTCTTATGATGAAGAGTTAGATGACGAAAAATCTGTAAGAAAATCTAAAATAGCTTTTAAAGAAGAAGTAGCTAAAGCTAAAAATCATCTAGAATCTTTAAAATCTAAGTATTACGAAGAAATTAAAGCTGGATCAAAATTGACAACTGATCAGCAAAAGGCAGTTGATTTTTTCAACCGCTATAATAAAGAATCTGAAGAAGAGAATAAAGTTGCTAAAAATAAATCAAATATTTTTTTGCAAAAAACTAATAAAGTTTTTTCTGACAATTTCAAAGGTTTTGAATATTCTGTTGGCGATAAAAAATATAGATTTAATGTTAAAAATGCTAGTGAAGTTAAGCAAACACAAAGTGATATAAACAATTTTGTTAAAAAGTTTTTAGCGGAAGACAGCACGATGGGTGACGCAAAAGGTTATCACAAAGCACTTTTTACAGCAATGAACGCAGATGCAATAGCTAATCATTTCTACGAGCAAGGCAAAGCTGATGCTATTAAAAATAGTGTGGCTAAGTCTAAAAACGTCGACATGGACCCTAGAGGTGTTCATGAACCTGTTACGGAAGCTGGTGGGCTTAGAGTTAGAGCAATAAGCGGTGACGATTCTTCAAGATTAAAAGTCAAAATAAAAAAATAGAATAACTTTAAAAAACTAAAAATATGAGTTTTGCAACTGGCGGTGCGTTTCCAGCTGGATTAACGCCCGCACCATCAAAAACTGTCTTCGATAAAAACTACCTAGCAATCGGTACTTCCGGAGACTTTGATTTCACAAAACAGTTCTTGCCAGAAGTATATGAAAAAGAAGTTGAAAGATATGGAAACAGATCTATCTCTTCATTTCTACGTATGGTAGGTGCTGAAATGCCAATGGCTTCTGACGAAGTCGTATGGTCTGAACAAGGTAGACTACACGTCGCTTATGATTCAGTAAAAGTTAAAACAAATAATGACGCTACAGATCACACTTTAGTTGTGCTTGACGGTGGAGGAAATGCTCAAGGTCACGCTATCAGAGCTAACCAAACTATCATAGTATCTAAAGGTTTTGTAACTGTAAAAGCTTTCGTTACTTCTGTTGATGCTGCAACTGGAGAGCTAGAGGCATATCCATTAACTCAAGCTGACTGGCCAGCTTCATTCGTAGCCGCTTCTAACCCAACTGACCTTAAAGTATTTGTTTATGGTTCTGAGTTTGGTAAAGGTGCTGCTGGAATGCAAAAGTCTATCGACGCTGGTTTCCAAAAGTTTACTAACAGTCCAATTATCATAAAAGATAAGTATTCAATCAATGGTTCTGACACTGCTCAGATCGGTTGGATCGAAGTAACTACTGAGCTTGGAACTTCTGGATATCTATGGTATCTAAAGTCAGAGCATGAAACTAGACTAAGATTTGAAGATTACCTAGAGATGTCTATGGTTGAAGCTGAAAAAGCAACTGAAACAATCACAGATGCTAACTCTCAAACTGTAAAAGGTACTGAAGGTCTTTTTGCTGCTATCGAAAGTAGAGGTCTTGTTTTTAACGATCATGACTTTAACAACGGTACTGGCTTGAGTGGTCTTGCTGAGTTTGATGTAATTCTACAAGAGCTTGATAAGCAAGGTGCTATTGAAGAAAACATGCTTTTCTTAGATAGAGGTACATCTTTAGCTATCGACAACATGCTAGCAAGAGCTAATTCTTACGGAACTGGCGGTACATCTTACGGTGTATTTGACAATTCTGAGGATATGGCGCTTAATCTAGGATTTAGCGGTTTCCGCAGAGGTTCTTATGACTTCTACAAAACTGACTGGAAATATTTGAATGACGCTGCTACTCGTGGTTTAACTGATGATATCGACGGTGTACTTGTACCTGCTGGTGTTTCTACAGTTTACGACCAAACGCTTGGTAAGAACATTCAAAGACCATTCTTACACGTACGCTACAGAGCTTCTGAAGCTGACGACAGAAGAATGAAGTCTTGGATCACTGGTTCAGTTGGAGGTAACTATACTTCTGACATTGACGAAATGAACGTACACTTCTTATCAGAAAGATGTCTGTGTGTTCAAGGTGCTAACAACTTTGTGTTGTTGAAAGACACTGCGTCTAATCCGTAATCGGTAAATTAAAGTAAGATTACCCTCGATATACTTCGGGGGTAAATCTTACATTTTTAATAATTTTATTATATCATATCATGGCAAAAAAAGAAAAAACCGCACCTGCGGTATGGGAACAAAAAGACAGAGTATACGAACTAGTTGGTAACAAAAAACCCATTATAACTACAATACCAGCAAAACACTCTGTTAAAAGATCTTTATTATGGTTTGATCCAGAAAAAGGTTATCAAAGAGAATTAAGATACGCTACAAACCAAAGCACGCCATTTGTTGATGAGCAAAAAGGTGAAGTTACATTAGAACAAATTGTTTTTAGAAATGGAACTTTATTTGTGCCAAAAGCAAATGTAGCACTACAAAAACTATTATCGCTTTATCACCCGCTAAATGGTGGTATATATTACGAAGTAGATAATGTTAAACAAGCAAATGACGATTTAGCATATCTTGAAGCTGAAATTGAAGCTTTGAACTCTGCTAAAAACTTAGATATTGATCATTTAGAAGCTATATTAAGAGTAGAGGTTGGTAGTAAGGTTAATTCTATGACTTCTAAGGAGATTAAAAGAGACGTGCTGTTGTTTGCACGTAGAAATCCTATTTTATTCTTAGAGTTAGCGTCTGATGACAACGTACAATTAAGAAATTTTGGTATAAAAGCCGTAGAAGACGGTATTATTGATTTAAGTCAAGACCAAAGAAACTTTACTTGGGCGTCAACAGGTAGAAAACTGTTATCTGTACCTTTTGAAGAAAACCCTTATTCAGCACTAGCTGCTTGGTTTAAAACAGATGAAGGAGTAGAGATTTACTCAAGTATTGAAAAAAGATTAAAATAAAGTCACTTATAGCGGTTAGGCCGCTTAACGTGGCCTAACTACTATAAAAAATATAAAATGGCAGTAAGTGTAGATACCGTATATCAAAGAGTGCTCGCTGTGTTAAATAAAGAGCAAAGAGGTTATTTAACACCTGAAGAATTTAATTTGTTTGCCAATCAAGTTCAAATGGATATATTTGAGCAGTATTTTTACGATATAAATCAATTTAGCAGATTGCATGGTAATGATACAGAGTATTCAGACATGTTAAACATATTGAACGAAAAAATAAATATATTTGAAAAGCAAGCATCACTTGATTATGATGAAAACGCTACACCTCCACACTACGATCTACCTACAGATATATATAGGTTAGGCACAGTTATATATAAAAGCTCTGAAGTTGAAAAAGTCAACAGAAACGAGTATTTATATATAAACTCTTCGGCCATAACCAAACCAACAGATGATTTTCCTATTTATACTAGAGATGAAAACGGTATAAGAGTTTATGGTACATCAGAAATAACTTCTGATTCAACTGTAACGAATCCAGTAACTATAAACTACGTGAAAAGACCTGATAGAGTTATTTGGAACTATAACACTGTTTTAGGTAACGCTCAATATCAAGCTACAGGTAGTAATGATTTTGATCTTCATGATTCAGAGGAAGTAGAAATTGTAACAAAAATATTAGCTTTAGCTGGTGTTTTAGTTAGAGATTTATCAGTATATCAATTAGCGATGCAAGAAGATATGCTTGCAGCACAACAAGAAAAACAATAATAAATGGCTTTATTTGAAGGAACACAGTATCAATACTATTACGGCCCTGATAATTTATGGGGTACTAACGATGAGGTTTATGGAAACTACCAGTTTATAAAGCTAAAA